AGTGTCAAAGTCACCATCCATGCTATTTTGTAGCGGAGTGCGCTCAAAGTGCTTCAAGCCGTTAGGTACGTCAGTTAACAAGAACCAAGCATTTGTATCGGTCAAGAAGTGGTTAACAGAGTAACCTTCTGGAACGGTACCATTGTTCTTAATTGCGTTAATGTCATTGTTAGTTGTACCAACACGGAGTGTGGTCTCTAACAGACGTGTAGCAACGAACATCAATGCTGGTGGGATAATTAACTTACGTGGCTTAGCAGCAATTAACAGACCACGCTCGTCAGTCCAAGCAGCGATTTGAATTGTAGCGGCTTCCAAAGAAGTCTCATTCAAGTCAGCTTGAGTTGTGAATGTGTTGCTGTTTGTGCCACCAGATACCAATGGGTGAGCAGTAGAGAACAATGGAACGCCATCACCACCGTAGTAGTTAGCGCTGTTTGTGAAACCGTTGTTCAATACAGAAGCTGCTTTAACCTGTTTGGTATAAGACATTGCACGAGCTAGTGCTTTGGTGTAACGAGCAGACAATGAGTCATACAAGTTATCTTCAATTGCTTCTTCAGTAACTGAGAAGCCCAAAGCGATAGTTTCGTGTGTATAGCGAGCTGTGAAAGCTTCTTGCGCATTGTCATAAGAGATTGCGCCGCCTTCGTTCTTGACTGGAGCAGCCGAGAAACCAGACAACTTTGTCTCTTCTTCAAATGAACGCTCAGAGGCTTCAGTTTCATAAATCTCTTTATGCTCTTCGCCATAGCGCTTGTACTCTAAACCAAACAATGCGTTTAGACCGGGGAGTAACTCTTTAAGGAGTTGTGAACGTGAAATAGCCATTTATAGCTCCTTTATTAAGCAGTTGTTCCAGCGGATTGATAGTACGAATGCACGCCAAAGTTTAACTTAACGATACAGTCGGTATACGCATCACCGGGGTTAGATGGGAAGTTGCCGCCAAATGTAGAGCTGGAGTTAACCAAGTCAACAATTTTGCACGCCAACGCGCTCGTGTTAGCAACAGTAGCTGACAACGCAACAACTGAGTTACCAGAAGTTGTATTACCAGTTGCGCTGCTTGTACCGCCAGTAAAGTTTGCCAAAGCAATTGTCTTACCGATAGAACCGTAGCTAATAGAACCCAAAGACTGTACTTGATACAGTTGATCTGGATCTTCTACTACACGAATGAAAATGTTTGTGTAACCAGCAGTTACAGCGTTAGCTGGTAAATACTGAGCAAACAATGGGTAGCCTAATTGCTGACCAGCCAACTGATAACGTACGCCAACGCAAACTCCTACAATACCGGCAGAGCTTGTTGTTGGAGTAGCTGTTACAACAGTTGGTTGACCGGCAGCAGCTGCGCCGAGTTGAACCAAGTCACCATTAAAAATGGCGGCTGTGTTGTTTGTAGTCATCAAATACTCGCGGATTGTACCGCCAGTAAATGACTGACCGCCGATCATACTGACCGGTTTTAGCCCGTAGGGGCTAGATACTGTAGCCATAAAAATCTCCTAATTATTTAGTACCGCTTCCAAACCCGGGTCCCCTAGTTGACGTAGATTTTCTCTCCGAAAACAAAGGCATCCGAGCATCGTTATTCCGCATAAAATGGTTATCAACCGAATTCATTTGGTTTTCTGCTTGTGTCTCATAATACTCTTGCCGTGCTTCTAATTTCTCAGTGAGTATCTTGCAGAGCATTAACCCACCAACTTCTACGTTACCGTTGCTATTGCCCTGCAACATTAACTCAGGATGATCTTCCGCTTTCACGGGTTCGTAACCGTCACGAAATTTCTGTGACACGTTAGTTGGAACATCCTGTCCTAATACTGCAGTTGCTACCCATCTAAAGCTAAACCCGTGTTGGGGTGTAGGTGTTGGTAGTGTTGCAGCCGGTTGGTAGACAGCACGAGTTTGACTTTTTTCGCGTGTGTCAATTTCACGAGGTTTACGACTAGTTGCCATTGCGGGCCTCCTGTTTTAAAAATTCCTGAGCATATAGTTCACGAGGGATACCAAGTTTATCGGCTAATGCAGCTGCACTCGCTGTTAACTTGACGGTTTTCTTAGCGCCCGTAGTACGAGACGCTGATGCCACTACTGTCGCAGGCTTTTTAGCAGGTTCGCTAGGTTTTGTCGTTTCGTTGTCCTTGAAGACTTCAGGGAAAACGTTATGTAAGCGTGCGTCAATGCGCTCGAAATATTCTTCACTACGCGGGTCAATGCCCGTGGCGACTAGCTTTTGGTGCAGACCTAGAGCGAAGGCTGTCATATCTTCGTATCCCGGACTTCCGAACCACTGGTTTTTTGCCTGCCAGCGCAGTGTTTTTTGGTCGGGTTGGGGAACCTCTGGTGCCGATGTTTGTATTTGTACATCATTTTCAGAAGTTTGTAAAGGGGTCGGTTTAAAATTCTTTGCCGATTGCCTATTTAACATTGCTTCTGTTAATGCTTCATTAGCCTCAATGATAGCATCTGTGTCGTAAGATTCTTGAGCTTCACGTAATTTACGGCGAGCCATTTCAAGTTCTGAGTCAGCTTTAGAAGCCATCATCTCTTGATAAGTTGTTTCGCCAGATTTTACGTATTCCTTAAGTTTCTTGTTCTCTTCAAGGACTTGTTGCGCTAAACGCACAGCCTCGTCACGTTCACGTTGAGCTGCGTCTTTTGCTCTACGCTCGTCATGACGGGCATGGGTTAGTTCTTTGATACGCCCTTGAACGCCTTTTGTGTAGCCTTCAATCTCTTCTTCCGAAGGATCTTCAACTTCACGGTTTAGCGGTTGCGCTCTACGGTCGCGCTCGGGTGTATCGTCTTCAATTATAAGTTCGGCTTCTTCATCGCCTTCAGCCGTTACATGTAACTCTTCAGCTTCTGCTTTGTTAAAACCGTCATTTTCATCGGGGAATTTAAATTGTTCTGCCATGGTAGCTCCTAAACGCGTGAAATGCCACGGGGATCCATTACCACACCATCGACCTGATCGTCATTAATGATGCGGAATTCTTTTCCGTGGATGTTGATTCGGGTTCCTGTGTATGGGCGGGTTAAAACAAAATCACCCTCCGCACACCAAGGTCCGTCAGGGAAACGCTCTGTGTCTTTGTACGCTGATACGCCCATCTTAATTACAAATAAAACTGGGGAGGTTAGTTCTTCAGTCCTCTTAGTCTCATCCGCTTTTAAAATACCGCTTTCAAACGAATCGTCGACGTCAACTAGAGCGCAAAGAATCTTATGTCCTGATGGATTTGGGATCTGCGTTGCTTTCTCGATAGCGTCCATGGTAGCCAACTCTGCTTCTGTTGGTGCGTTTTGCTTCGTGGGTATTACGCCCGGCGGAAGGATTAACCCTTCTGACGGTAATGCGATGGTATCACTCATCGTTATCTTCTTTCAAATGGTCTGCGAGGTCAAGTAAATGGCGCTCTGCGAAAGCTAGGCCTCGAATCACCCCGCAAAGCTCTTTGTATGTTGCATAGTCTTGGCACTGACCATTAGCCAAATCGTCAGTGTAATTATTCATATCTGTGCGCAATTTTTCACGCATTGCGGCTATGAAATCAGCCGTTAGTAGGTCGATCACTCGGTGTTGCCTCCTTTAGGTGGTTGGGTGTGGTGCTTATACATTTCCATTGCTGTGCTAGCTTTGTGTTGTTTGTCACGCATTTCCATATCTCTAGATGCTCTCTCAGCCCCAGATTTCTTGTCCTCGGCTGTAAGCATGACATTGGCTGTCTTAGCCAAAGCTTCTTGACGGATCTGCTGTTCTTTAAGCGCCAATTCTTTCTGTTTAAAGATAGCGTCTTGATGGTCTTTTTGCGTCTTACGTTGCAATTCACCCTGTTTAACTTGCTGGTCAATGAGCTGAGCTTGCATAACCGGATCTTGTTGATTTTGCTGGGCTTGTTGCTGTGCAACCATAGCCTGAGATTGAGCAAGAACCTGTGGTGCAGCTTGAGCCACCAATTGAGAAATTTGCACTTCCATATCTTCTGGCATGTGATGTTCTGGATTGGGTAGCGGAGCGCCCATAGCTTGTTCCATTTTCTGACGATACGCGTAGCCTAAATGCTCGGCTATATGTGCCATAAGTGCTGCTTGAATGGATTGAGCTTGTGGGTTTTGCCCAAGTAGCTGTTGAATAAGCGGATCTTGCGCAGCCATCTGGTGAACCTTAATGTGCGCTTCGTGGTCTTGATACAAAAATGCTTTTAAGGGTTTACCCTTAAGCACGTTCATATTCTCTGTTACAGGGTCGGTTGGCTTCTGGTCCTCCTCCAAAGGCACCAATTTGTCGGCGTGCTTAATTCCAAGTACGTCGAGCATTTGCCTGTGTAATTGAGGCAAGTTGTAAATCTGGGGTGCTGATTGAGCCAATTGAATAACCGCTTGGTACTGCACCACTCTCTGAGAAAGGGTGGCTGCGTTTGGGTCGGATACAGGCAACACGTCCACATAGTTGTAGTCCGCTCTTTTTGCTGGTGGATTACCGGTTTCTGGCTCATAGTTATATTCGTCCTCGGTGTAATCCCGAATAATTTCTGCGAGGAGCTTTAATTCCTGCCGTAGTGCGTAGTGTACCCTAGCTTGCACTGCAGACATAACCTTAAGCGTTCTTTCCAGAATAGCCAGCGTAGTTCCGACAGGTGCGTTAGCCGACATATCACTAACTTTCATATCCGAAGTTGCCGCAAAACGACGTCCTTCATCAATGATTTTGTCAAGCAAACCAGCTAGAACCATTGAAGGCTCTTTGTACGGAAGCGGGAGAATATTGTCTCTAATGCTGCCTGATCCTACATCCACATCTCTAAATTCACCGGGAGCGATTGGTGTGTCATCGCCTTTAATACGTAAGCCTCTAGCTTTCAGACCCCCCGGCAGATTGGAAAGAGTGCCGGCATCGACAAGTTGACGCAAGATGGAAGTGGCTGATTTAGCAAAGCCACCAACAAGATGGAATAGACCAAAACCGTAAGCGCCATATCCCGGAATGTACTGATAGTGAACGAAGTGCTGACGCTTTTGACAAAGTTCATCATCTTCTTTCCAATTTCTACGAATAGCAAGTATTTCATTTGTGCCCCTTATCATCGTAACAACGTACGGCAGCGCAATTCCTGTAGGCTCGCCGTCGTCGTCTTTATCTTCAAATCCGGGTATATCTAGGTCAACGTGTGCTTCATATAGCTCAAAGCGGTCATCATAAGATGCGCTAAAGCCAGTCTCTTTATCTTTCTTTTCTTGAATCTCAGATTTAAACTTACTAGGTTCGCCTAGCTCCACCTCACGGTAAAAGCCTGCGTGCATTAGTTTAATGAGATCGTTTTTGGTCTTGCGCATTCTGTGTGTTACACGGTGGCATGACTCAATTTCGCTTGTGCCGTAAGGAAGCATTACATCTTCGGCTGGAATAAAGATAGAAGTTTGACGCCCTAAACCCGGGTCATAGTAAACTTTCTTAAACGCAGAACCTGCACCCGGCAAGTTCCACAACATTTTTTCATGCTCTGCGCGATACTCAGGCATTTTCTCGGTCAGCTGGTAATTCATATCAGTTTCTACACGCTGAGCAGCTTCTTTTTTATCTTGTGTTTCTTTGCCAACAATCTGTGTACGCACAGGTCCTTTTGCTGGAAAAGTCTCCATAATTGTTTCTGATTGGAAACGAATTACAGCTTCTGTGATCATAGGGTGATAAACACCGCAGGCTCCATCCCAAGGTTCGGTTCTTTCCTCAAACTTCAAACCAAGCAATGTAATGCCGTCTTTGTACATTTTTTCCCAGTCTTTGCGGGCTTCCATGTCGTTATCAATGTCTTCTTCTAATTCTGCGGCTATAGTTTCTAGTTCACTTGGATCAATTTCGTCTGCTAAGTTGGCGTTAAATTCTTCGCTACCTGTGTCGGTGCTAATCATTTCTTCCATCTTAACTTCCATTACCATTGCTGGATCTTCTACTTCAACGGTAATGTCTGGTTCTGCGCCCATCGTGGCTGCCATGCCTTGTGGAACTTGGTATAGTGACTTTTCAATGCCCATAATATGCCTTATCTAAACGCCGGACCTGATGCCCAGCAAGCTGCTGAAAACCGTACGCCATCTTCAACAGCGGTTACTCTATGTTTAAGTACTGACGGAAAAACAATAATACTGCCTTGCGGAATCCTTTCAGGGATATCCGGCGCAACTTCTAATTCAAAGACCCCGCCTTCGTACGAATCAGGATCACTTAAAAAAGCTACTGCTGATATTTTACGCTGTTGTCGGTCATTATTGGGAACAAAGCTGTCAATATGCCAATCGTAGTGCCCGCCGGGTTGGTAACACCCTACTTGAACATCCTCAATTTTGCTAATGTCAAAGTTCCAATCCGCTACTTTGTTTGCCGTTGTTATGTAAGACTGAAGTACGCAGCCAATGGTTGAAAGTGGGTTTAAGAACACAACATCGGTTTTTCTAACAATGTCATCCACAAACAAATCTACGTTGTCTTCTGACAACTGGGCATCAAACCGCTTATTCCAAGGTGTTGTTTGGATTAAATACTC